TAGACAATGAATCTAAAAACCAAGCTGTGGGTTGAGAAAAACTAGAAATAAGGGGTATATTATCTCCAAGCTGCCTGACTCCACTAGCAATAGTGGAGACTGGAGTAGAAATAATACGACCTGTATCTTCCTGATCTGAAGAAGTATAACGATTTGCTCTTTTAGTAACTCTCATATTCTTACCAGATTGAGCCATTGGGTAAAGCAACTCAACATTCTCGAAATGACACCAGCACTTATAAGAAATAGTACCGGAACTCAAAGGGGAATAAACCGTGTAAAACACGGTCGCATAATCTCTCGAACGTATAGGATCAAGAGGATGCATGAGCATGGGTGAAGAATATGGAACTTTAATAACTGTTTCATTAGTAGTAGAAATGTCGTGGCGCACAGAAGGTAATTGCGACTGAGCTACGATGGAATTCTTAACTACATTGAATCTAGGTATCGTGATCATGGGTCCACCAGTAAGAACGGATATAAGAACCATTCCTTGCTGGAATTTCTGAGCATTAGTTTGGAACTTAAGAACAAGATCGCCTTTAAACCCATAAAAGCCAGATATCTTTTCTTTGTAAACAGTTTCATTCAACAAAAGAGAAGGAACTGACATTTGCATCAAGATCGTACCACGAATTAACGAAGTATTCCAAGTGATGGAAGCAGCGGGGCATAAGACGGGTCTTTCCAAAAAGTTTTTAACATCAATAACTCTAGAACCTAAATTGGAAGCAGTTAGAGGATTGGGTATGGTCATAATGGAATGATCAATATGAGGCATAGATGGATCAGAAAACTGAGCCAAATTTTCTTGGATATCTTTGGATAAAGTAACATTGTCGGTATCCTTATTTACAATGTTATTATTTTGGTTTGAGGTTGCAGCTAGTGAATTATACAACTACATGACCACTAAATCATGCAGACGACTTATGAGTACCTGGGTTTATTTTAATTGTCACCCTGGTTGGTAAATATAAATATATAAACAATTTCCTTGATTTAAATAAATAAGGGTATTAAAGCCCGCAGTGTTTGGGGGGTTGGGCTCATAAGATTCTATTGTTCCCCCCTACAAGATCGGGTTTAATATACGAGTTTCTTACCAAGAGTCTTTAATCTGCGCTCTTGGTGATCCGATATTTTCGTAATATAATCGAATTCTTTGGACATAATGGGTGCAATTTTGTCAAGATAAAACAAGTAAACGAACTCATCATGTAAAGCTAGTTCATCTAAGAAAGACTCGTAAGCCATCTGTAGATTAACCTTAAAATCCTTTGACCTTTTATGATAGTAAAGCATATAAGTTATAGTCTCTAAATCGAGGGGGGCTAACACTAACATGTTAACACCATCATATGTAAAACCTCTTTTCAGAAAACTTATTTCCCAATAATTACGGAACTCGATTATTGTGGAATCTTTCTCTTCGGACGTATAAATCATGTTGAATTCGCTCATAGCAGAAGAAACAGAAGTAGGGTTGAACTTTGACCTAGCTTCTTGATGCACGGAAATAACGTTATCGTCACCGTAAACGATATCTTTAACTAATTTCCTGTAAAGTTTGACAGCATCTATGTTACGACCATTACAAACAATCCAACACATACGTATCAGAAGACGATTGACTATACAATTAACAAAAGTAGTAGCAGGATTGCCAGAAGGTTGACCAGAAGTCCAATAATATATATTATCTTTAGATATGTGCACAGAAGAAAATATATCAATTAATAGGACATCAATGACATTACCTAGTTCAGGATCTTTCTCAATAGCATCTTTCATAACAGCTTTATAAACCATAGCAACGTATTCTTGGAAAACGGAACTAATACGGGTATCGAAGCCTTTGAAGTCACCAGCGATGTAAGATTCAGTGGTATCTTCCATCTGAAGATGTTCAACCAATGAACCCCATTCATTGTAGGGATTGACTCCAACTCCGAAACCATTCTTAACTCTGTTCCTCATGAACCATGCATGAACAGGGAGAAGGACTTTGCGGAATGCAATAGAGAACTCGACTGGGGCGCAGCTGACAAGTCTAGGACTGTGCTTCTTA